ATAATGTCTTCTGCTACTACCGTTGCTCCTGAATATGTCTCTGTCGCCGTTCCTTCCCATTTGGAACGCGCTGTATCTGAAGAAGAATACTGGCCTCTTACCTTGGACGCCGTCAATCAGTGCGATCTATCGTATTTCAATGACAAATGGTCCGAAGACATGATTCGCGACGGAATGCACGCGATTCTTCTGGTCGGTCAATTACCTGAAGTCCGTGACAAAGAAATCAGTGTTTGGAAGCACCTCTCACAATACAGCCCACCCGCCGTCCGCGGTTTCCAATTCAGTTATGGTGATGACCGCATTGTTACACTTGTCGGGGACAACATGAAAACTGGTCATTCTGGCGCAAGTATGGGATGGACCATGAGGAATATCGAATTTATTGCGAAGAATGGACTTCCTGCGCATCGGGCGCGGTTTCTGAACAGCCGCAGCCACCACCAGAATAACTAGGCAGCGCGTCAACATTCATAAGAATATGAGTATTTCGACCATCTTTCAGGAATTTGGCCGACAACGCTGCATGCTTCTTATATTTTTTATGCGTTATCTTATAGGTATCAAAAAGCGGATTATGAATCTCATTCGATGGAATGTGGCCATGAACCGACCGCGAAATCATCTTATAGAGTTTGAAATCAGGGTACCTCTCTTCACCGTTTGATTTGTAAAGCACATTGCGCCCCTTGTCATCCGTCGTCCATTTTACGACCAACTTGATAATCGGGTCGGACTTGCATAGTTTCTCCACCTTGCGCAAATCATAGATGAAATAATCGAAGAGCGCGCATGCAAACCGGCATAAATCGAAACTGAAATTGGGTTCAACTGTTGGTTTGTCTGGGTTATAATAAGGCGGGAAGTTGTATTGCGTAGCGGCGTCGCCTTTCGGGTGAAAACTGTCACTGCAGATGAGTTCGCCACGGAATTTGTAGATTGCACGACCGAAATCGATGATTTTGAAAATGCGACCGTATGTGGGGACCTTATAATACTGGTCTTCGTAGAAATAATAAAGGAACTCCTCGGTTGTTTCAATGAACATTACATTATTTGTATGAAGGTCGTTATGTGTGAACTCGAACATTTTTTGATACATGATAAGCGTCATGATGATTTGAAATAGAATCGACGACCACTCTTCTTTCGTGAGTTCATCGGTCATCATAATACGGTCAAGTGTGCTTACGCATTTTTCAAGGAGGATGGCTTGGATGGGGAAGTCCTTGATTTTCACGATGATTTGTTCGTCGTCGCTGTCATAACTTCCGGTGTCGCTGTCGCTGTTGCTCGCGCTCCCGCTCCCGCTTCCGCTTCCGCTTCCGGAGTCGTCGTCGCTGTTACTCGCGCTTTCGCTCTCCGCGCCCTGGTCTTCGTCTTCTTTTGCAAATGACGTATCATCCACTTGAATTGAATCCTGAGGATTGAGGTCGTCGCGGTCGCCCTCGTTGCTCATTGTAGTATACGACGAGTTAGATTGGGACGAATCACTATCACTCATTTCATCATGGTCTCTTGTTTGATTCTTAGGATGTAATGCAACACTCGAAATCGTATCGGTTTCATCATTCACGACTACATCGACTACGTCGACTACTTCGGGGGCGTCTGCGCGTGTATCGTTTTGAATACGGTCAACCGTGTCAGTATCCAGCACAGATACATCAAGGGATAGAGGTTGTTCCGGTTCAATTGTAACCGTATCGTTGCATATCCCCGACTCGGATTCGGAAATATGGTCCAATATGTTGATACGGTTTTTCATAGTATGAAAATCATCGTCGGTTTGTAGATAACTCTCTTGACCGGTTGGTCCAATGAGTGTCTTCATTTTGTTTCGAATCTTCATCAACTTATTTGTGTTCATATCAGAGAGTTCGCCATCGATATCATCTCCAAATTGGGAGTAGTCAATCGAAAAAAGGTCGTTTTCATAGTTATTGAAAAAAGCGCACCCGACTAAGTAATCGATGTCGTCGAAGACATTCGCGGAAAACTCGCGTTGTTTACACAGATAACTACCGTAATAATCCACTCCATGTACGACTCCGTGTGTATGAAGTACACGACTTGTCAAATACGAGAAGAACCCATCAACATAGGATGTATTGTTTGTATTCAACATTTTCTCTTCACAATCGTTCAGTGTAGAATTGTATTTAGGAAGTGTGCGTGTCTTATTCTCCTGAACTTGATACTTTCCAGAGAGGTATCGGATAGGGTCTAACAATGGCGAATATTTCACAAATATAGGGACATTACTCGTGTTGCCATTATCGTCAGCAATGATTGTTTCCAAATGGTTTAGAGAGCGACTCGTGTCATGGTCATCCCGGTCGTCGCGGTCATCCCGGTCGTCCCGGTCGTTACGCCCACTCTCCATAATCTGCGACGGATGTGAAATAATGTTTTGTAAATAATACTTTTGATTCAACTGGATTCCGTTATAATTGGTTTCATTAATATCGAAGAATCGCGAGTAAATCGGAATATAATTCTGAATATCATACAATAATGCGGGTTCAATTGTCTCCGGTGTATATTTATGTTTTCGGTAATGAAGTTGAAATGCCGTAGATGCCGTGGATGCCGTGGATGCCGTGGATGCCGTAGACGTAGACGTAGGCGAAGAAGACATATTTGTTCCTAAATGTAATATGATTGATACCTAGAAGTTTTATATTCGATTTAAACGGGCGTTCGATTCCATTCGATTCCATTCCATTCCATTCCATTCGTATAAACGTAATAAAAATATATTCCATTTTTATTACATTCCATTACATCGGTGTTCCATACATCACCATGAATTTAGAACTTGCTAAGTTCGATATGAAGGCCATCAGTTTTCGACCTGACGAAAATAAGGGTCCTGTAATCGTTCTCATTGGACGTCGTGATACCGGTAAAAGTTTCCTCGTGCAGGACCTTATGTTTCACCATCAGGATATTCCGATTGGAACCGTCATCTCAGGAACAGAAGCCGGTAACGGTTTCTTCGCAGCCCATGTTCCAAAACTCTTCATCCATGACGCATACAACACAGCAATCATAGAAAATATTCTTAAGCGCCAAAAGGCCGTGTTAAAGCAGGTTAAAAAGGATATGGATACATACAAGAAATCATCCATTGACCCTCGTACATTCGTCGTTTTGGATGATTGTCTGTATGATAACAAATGGACGAAGGACGTGATGATGCGCCTCCTCTTCATGAATGGGCGTCATTGGAAGGTCATGTTAGTCATCACAATGCAATATCCCCTTGGTATCCCTCCAAATCTCCGCACCAATATCGACTACGTTTTTATTCTCCGCGAGCCATATATTGCGAATCGTAAACGAATCTACGATAACTATGCTGGTATGTTCCCCACATTTGAGAGCTTTACTCAGGTCATGGACCAGTGTACCGAGAATTATGAGTGTCTCGTCATCAATAACAACGCGAAATCGAACAAATTACAAGACCAAATCTTCTGGTATAAGGCGCAACAGCACGGGCCTTTCAAGCTGGGCAGTAAGGAGTTCTGGGAAATATCGAAAAATCTCGGTTCTGATGATGAAGGCGAGCAGTCTTATGACCCTAATGCTGCGAAAAACAGTAAGGCGCCGAAGATTAACGTCAAGAAGAGCAAGTGGTAAGGGAAAGTTGCTCACTTTTTCGGAGGAGCAAGATTTCAAAATTAGCATTTCAACCCAATTTATGAAATCTTGCTCTCGGCGATATGAGAGCAAGATTTCAGTCTAACTAGTTTTCGAATATTGATTTTCGCATCGCGAAAACAACTTAAAGACATCCGTCTATACATAGTATAACACACGCTCATAACGATGTCCTCCGCTTCTTCTGCCTCCGCCGCCTCTTCGGCAACCCTCAACATTGTTGAACTCATCGAGAAAAACCCGATTACAAGGTTGTCACAACAATATAACAATCTTCTCATTGCGAAACTTCAAGAAAACTTCAGCACATTCGAACAGCAATTGTTTGTTGCTAGCTTTTATTGTTACCTCAATTATGATAAGAATACAGATTTTGTAGTTGATTTAGATCACGTTTGGAAATGGTTAGGATTTAGTCAAAAGGCGCACGTAAAACCGATGGTTGAAGCCAACTTCAAACTTGATGTTGATTATAAAATTGTCACATCATCCGAAACAGATGAAGACCAACTACCTCATTCACCAAACAAATCCGGTTCCGACAAACCCAAAAAACATGGCGGCCACAACAAGCAAACCATCAAACTCACCATCCGTTGCTTCAAACTTCTCTGCCTTAAAGCACAGACCAAGAAAGCCGGTGAAATCCACGAGTATTACATGAAGATGGAAGAAACCCTTCACCAAATCCTTGATACCGAAACCAGCGAACTCCGCGCCCAACTCGAACAAGCCACCACCACCCTCAACCAAGCCACCATCACCCTCACCCAAGAAAAGAAACGCGCCGTAGAGAAAACCCTTATCAGCCAATTTCCAGTGAATACTCAAACCATTTATTTCGGCACCATTGACAACACCAACGCCGACAACGAAAAACTCATCAAATTCGGACAGACTAACGACCTCGCTACTCGCGTCGCCGACCATCACAAGAAATACACGAACTTCATTCTCGCCGCGGCATTTCGTGTGACCAATAGATCTGAAATTGAGAACCACATTAAATCGCACCCAAAAATCAAGCGTCAACTTCGCATGATTGAAGTCGCAGGTAAAAATAAAACCGAAATCATCGCATATGACAGCACCAATTTCACGATTGCCCGCCTTACAAAGCACATCGAAGACATTATTCACGCTACAATGTACAATGTGGAAAACTTTAACAGGCTTATTCAGCGTAATCAAGAATTGGAGGCCGAGAACGCGAAGCTTGCCAGTGACCTCGAATCGAAAAAGAAGGCCATCCACGAACTCACCCTCGCCAATAATGAACTCAAAGAGAAGACTGCACAACAGTCACAAGTGATTGAAGTCGCTGCGAAAGATAATGCGTCTCCGTTCGCACACGTCCTCATTCCAGGGGATGAACTCAATC